CAGATTTCGCGGCAGATCGAACCGAGCGACGGCTTGGTGACGCCGTTCTGCTTGGGGCGACCCTTTTCGATCTTGAGCGACTTCTGCACCACCACTTCGCCGGCCGTCTTGGCGCGGATGCTGTGGGTCGGCTTCGGCTGCGGGGCCGGTGCGGGCTCCGACTTGACTGCGGGGGTCTGCACCACTTCGAGGGCGGCCAGCGCAGCGCGCATGCCGTCGTTGTTGAGGTTGCCGTACTTGACGCCAGCGGCCTTGCAGGCAGCGCGGAGTTCGACCTTACCCATTTCGTTGAAGTTCGTCATGTTCCTAATCTCCTGTTTCTGCGTTGGTGGACCGCAATGCGCTGTCCATGTGTGAATACTAGACGCCTCCCGATCCTGCGTCAACACCTTTTTCAACTATTTTAGGCGGATTGAGCTAAGTGGCTGATTTTATTCAGATTATAGTTGGTTCAGAAGGGGATATCGTCGTCGTAAAAGTTCCCTTCCGTGGGTGTTTTGGCGCCCGGACGGGGTGCTCGCACCTCAATTGTCGGGGGTTCCATGCTGTCGGAAGCTTCCTGCACCCCAAAAGCGCTCCCATCAAAGCACTGACCGAGGATTTCTGGGTATTTCTTATTGACCCAGACCCTCAAATGTGTTGGGGCTTTGAGCATTCCTGATAACTCGATGCCAGCGTTGGTCGACAGCGGAGGCAAGCTTTCACTTCGCTCACGCCACCAGATGCGCGCCTTGCGACCTGCATACCCGCTGTGCTCGAAGCAAACGAATTCATTGAAGTGTTGCAGACCGCAATAGTACGTCACGCGCATGGACGGAGGTGCGCCGAGCTTGGTGTGGAGGCTGAAGGTAATGTGGTCAACCTTGAAGACGTCGACCTGCGGCATCTCTCCGGTGATTAGTTCTTCGCTGCTCGCACCTTGCTTCAGCTTCGTGCTAATGGGGAACTCGTAACCACAGCCTGCGCAGATGCGAGCGCTCGCGTGATTGTACGTGCCGCAGCAGTCACAAATCTTAATGGGCGCATCGCCCGTCTTTTCGCCGCGTCGCTTGGGGATGACGGGGTCGTTGATTGGTCCGAGCCTGCGAGTGTTCCCCGCGTAGTCGAGCACCATGCAATTCCGCTTGCCGCCTAGGCGGATTGCTTCCATGCGCTCGTCATAGTCGGAGATGTTGAAGCCTGGTGCATACAGCGGACGTGTACCGCGCCCGAGCATCTGCACCCACAGCGGGGTCGACGTAGTGGGACGCAGCATGAGGATGAGGTCGATGCCCGGGAAGTCGATGCCAGTGGTCAGGATGTTATTGCTGACCGCGCATTGGAAGCGACCGTTCTTCCAGTCCTGAATCGCGCGATCGCGTCCGTCCATTTTATTGTGGATAGCGATAGCGCTGACACCGAGCGAGTTCAAGATATCTGCGGTGTGCATCGCGTGCTCGACGCCTGCACAGAAGCCAAGCCAGTGGTGTCGCTCCCCTGCTGAGGCTTCAATTGCTTCCCTGCATGCGCGCTCCGTTAGCTCGTCGCGGTCAACTGCGTTCTGCAATTCAGCAGGAATGAAGTCACCGCCGCGGATGTGTACACCGTCAACGTCCAGGATTGTTTGCGTGCGCCTGGGGATAAGCGGACACAGGTAACCTTCATGAATGAGGCGGTTGAACGCTTCCATGTGTGTAATGTCGAAGCAAAAGTCCGTGAACAGCCCACCCTCCGTGAGCTTGCCGAGCCCCATGCGCCACGGGGTTGCAGTGAACCCTATTACCTTGAGGTGTGGGTTCACCGAACGCAGGTCGTCTAGGAACGTGCGGTACATGGTGTCATCGCTTGGGCTGACGAGGTGTGCTTCATCGATAAGCACAAGGTCCACATGCCCGAACTGCGGTGCGTACTTCGCCACCGACCCGATGCCTGCGAAGATGATAGGATTCACCGTGTCGCGCTGCCGGAGTCCCGCGCTGTTCACGCCAGCGGGTGCGTGCGGCCACAGGTGTATGAGCTTCGCGTAGTTCTGCTGAATAAGTTCCTTGACGTGCGTGAGGCACAGGATTTTCTGTCGCGGGTATTGCTTGAATACCGTCTCTAGGAACAGCGCAATGACAACAGACTTGCCCGTACCAGTGGGCATCGCGATAAGAGGGTTGCCCGTCTTACCGGATGCGAAGTAGCTGAATACGGATTCGCTTGCTTCAACTTGGTATTGGTGCGGGACTAGACGCATCAGATCCCCGGCTTGGTTGCGTAGTGCTCGCAGCCCGTCAGCTGCGTCGCTTTGTCCAACTCGATCTCACGCAAGCTGCAATGCCACTTGGCGCCCGGAACGCCCAACACAGGTCGGCTGAACGCGCACGTTCGGCAGTTGACTTCGGGTTGCTTGTTGAGGTGGCAGACTGGCATGTGGTCACAGAACTTGCACTTCCAAAAGCCGGGCGACTCGCTGAGTCGCTTCGGGGGTTGGTCGAGCGCGATGAGTTGCGCACCCCTGTCAAGAAACTGGTCAGCGAAGCGCGTGTCAAGCGGCACGAGCTCACAGTATATATCGTCCGTGTTCTTATTCACAGCGACGTACAAGCAAACCGCAAGACCCATCTTGCGCATGTACACTTGCATCTGGACGTAGTGGTCGGGCTTCGCTTCCTTGACGCCTTCACCGTCGAACTGCACGTTGGCTGACTTGAAGCCGAACTTATAGTCTAGATGCTTGCGCCAACTTTCGCCGGCAAGCTTGGTGAATGACTTTTCGTTGTGCGTCTTGAACTCACCGAGCACGGGTGTCCCGGGCTGCACGTCAGGCAAGCGCATGACCACACCGTCGCCGCTGCCACCCATGTGACCGTCCGCGTGCGTGATGCGGAACTGTTTACCGTGTTCGTCCTGCTGATACATTTCGCAGCCCATCGTCAGGAGCAGCGCAATGAAGCGTCCCTCCTCGATGTGACCGCGATTAAACAAACGCAGCATCTGTCCGCTGAAACTGGACTGCGTAGTCCAGCGGAAGTCATACCAGATAGCGCGAGCACAGTCCTTGCCGACAATGCTTGCGCCTAGATGCGTGCGAAAGCCTTCCTCATCGCTGCGGTATGCGTCGCTGATGTGCGGCAGCACCTCACGCAGCTTCGCGCGGTAAGCATTGCCTTGATCAACGCGGATGCAGCGGTCCATCTCGCGTAGCGTTTCGTATGGGAGAATAACGGAGGCCATGCTTACTCCAGATAAAAAGGGGCACGCTGTTTAGGCGTGCCCCTGTCGACCGCAACGCTCAGTCAGTTACGAGCGCGGCTGCTGCCACGGAGGAACTGCGCCCTGCGCCGGGTGTGCCGGCTGCGGAGGCGTCGGTGCGGCAGCGGGTGCGGCACCCTGCTGCGGGGGCTGCGCCTGCCAGGCTTGACCACCGTTCGGCGGCGTCCACGGACCGGGAGCGGGTCCAGGGCCTGCCTCGGGTGCTGCGGGTGCTGCGGCCCACGGCTGAGCGGCTGCCGGAGGTGCCCAAGCACCCTGTGGCGGCTGCTGCGGTGCTGCCTGCGGTGCAGGAGGAGCACCCCACTGCTGAGCAGGGGCAACCGGCGGCGGCGCACCCCAACCCGCAGGCGCTGCGGCAGGGGGAGGCGGATACGCGCCCGGCTGCGGGTACGCAGCGGGAGCAGCGGCGACCGCGGAACTGCCAACGACCTCGTTGACGTTCTTGTACGAGGTGACCTCATTGTTGTCCTCGTACTCGCCGTCACCCTTCCGCAGCTTGACCTTCAGCTGGAGCGGGATGCCGTGGAGCTGCGAGCTGTCCGCGACCTGCAACACGCCGACAGCGTGGGCAATCGCGCTGAGCTGCTTGAACCCGATCTCCTGCGCGACAGCGTTCGCGTTGCGCAGGTTGAGGCGCGTGAACAGCTTCCGTCCCATGTAGGGACCGTCGATGATGGTGAAGCGGCAGTTCAAGTAGGCGCCGTCGCCAGCCTTGGTGGGCTTCATTTCCGATTCGTCCATCACCGCCTTGTACCAACCTGCCGGCACGGGGTCGAACCCGATGTCGTGCGGGACGTTGGTTGCGTCGAAATTCAGCTGAGCCATGTTGTCTCCTGTTTACCTTGTGAACACATCGATTCCGCTTGACTGATGCAGCACGCCTGCAAGCGTGTTCCAACCATTCGCCGGGGGCGCTGGAATCGTGTATTCCCCCGTGATGCCAAACCTGTTGCCTGCAATATAGCCCGGCGTCCGCGAGAAGCCAAGGACTCGTCCCTTGTTCTGCGAGACTGCCTTGACCATACCTTCCGCTTTGCTAACGAAGACGGGTTCGTACAGGAAGCCGACGATGTCCGCCCACTGCGTGATGCGTTCGCGCTTGCCGTACGTTTTCTGATTCTTGGGGGAGTGCAGCAGCAAGTCCCACGAGTCGTATTCACCGGACGTCGGGTCCATTACTTTGGACGCGAATACGTGGCACGTTATCACGATGTTGATGCCTGCATACACAGCGAGCGAGTCGCACATTTGCAGGAACTGGTCGAACTCCTCGTTGGCGAGGTTGTACGCTTTGCCGTAGCCACCGTGGGCGCTTTCCATGGTGATGACTTTCTTGCTGCCCGGACGGTACGCAGGGTCACGCCGAATTATAGCGTCGTGGATGGAGCGCTCGAGTGCAGTACCGCTGTCGAATATGATTGTGCGGTAGGCGAACTGACCGCGCTGTGCAGCCTGCGTCACCTCCGCCATGAACTGCAAGAGTTCTTCCCACGTCTGAAGCATCGGTGTCTTGGCGACGTTCACGCCACCGAACCCAACCTCGAGCGGGACAAGCAACGCGCCCGGAGCACCGGCGCACAGGGTTGTCTTGCCCATTTTTTCTTGACCTGCGACGACGATGCGGAGGCCGCTACGTGTCACGCCAGTTGAAACCGATCCGAGGATGCTGCTCATTGTTGTCCCTTAGTAGAGCGAAACATTATACGGTGTTCTCGTAGTTCCTGCAATGCAATCACGTTGCGAGCGTAGCTCCGCACTCCGGGCATTCTGCGGGGAAGGTTTCTATCTTGTCCTCCGCATCTTGAAGTTCTTCTTGCAGCGATAACTCCATTTCTCCGCGACGAGTCAACACTTCCTGCATGTGCGGACCCACACCTCGGATCAACCTGAGC